TCCGTTTGACGAACTTCCGTTCAGTATTGCACAGTACCTGCCTCGCAAGGGAACACTGTATGGTGAAAGCGATGGAGACCTGCTGAGAGAGAATCAGGACTCTATCGGGAAGATGACAAGAGCTGCACATGATATTACAAGTGATCAAGCAGTCGGTCAAGAGTTCATCGATGAAGACTTCTTTGCGGGACCCAGCCAGAAAGAGAACTACAAAGCTGGACGCACAGTATTCTTCCGGCATGGATTTGACCCAAGGACTGCCATCTACAAGCAAAGCGTAGATCCTGTACCGCCTGCAGTATTCAATATGATCCAGTGGCAGCAGAATGAAGTCGAATCGATGTCTGGAACGAAGAGCTTCTCACAGGGCATTGGTTCCCAGGCACTTGGTAGTGTAGCGACAGGAATCAGGTCTGCACTCGATGCGACCGCCAAACGTGAGCTTAGTATCCTGCGAAGACTGAGTGAGCATATCTTCAAGGATCTTGCCCGCAAGACGATTATGATGAACCAGGCGTTCCTGGAACCAGAAGAAGTCGTCAGGGTAACGAACAGCGAATATATAACAATCAAGCGTGATGATATCCAGGGTGAGTTCGACATAATCGTCGATGTGTCTACACCTGAAAAAGACAACGAAATGGCGCAGCAGCTCATGACAATGATGCAGACGAATGCGCCAGGAATGGATCCGAACATCTCCAAGATGATCTACGCCAAAATGATGACATTGTGGAAAATGCCAGACCTTGCGCATGAAATTATGACGTATGAACCGCAACCCGATCCAGCAGAAGAGCAGATGAAGCAACTTCAGATGGAAAATGCAGCACTAGAGAACAGACTGCTGAAAATGCAGCTTGCAAAACTCGCGAAAGATATCGAAAGTGAAGACAGCAAGATCCTTGAGCGCAATAGCAGAACTGCACAAAACCTTGAAAGCGAAACCGATGAAAATCTTGCAACTGCACGGTTGAAAAATGCACAGGCTGCCAAACTCGAAGCGGAAACCGACCTGAAAGATCTTGAGTTCGTCAGAAAGCAAGAAGGTGTAGATAGAGAAGAACAAAAAGAAGATAAAGAGTTCGAGCATTTGAGCAAACAGGAAATCGAACTGCAAAAGATGCATGCAAAACTTGCGCAGGAAAAAGAAAAAGCAAAACAAAACAGATATGGTAATGTGGCAGATACACTGATACAGGAAGCCGTGACACCAACAATGGAACCAGCAGCTCCTATGGACACCACTGGTTCCGTGAATGAACAACAAATACCAACACAAGGGATGAATGATGGGACTATATGACAGACTCGAAGATGAGAAGATTGGACGTGCGGCGAAAATGGGAGCTATGGCAAATAAGCGCGGAGAAGAGCTTGCAGATCAGAAGCTTGCGGAAGCTGAAGCCCTTGCGCAACAGCAGATGATGCAACAGATGGCTGCACAGCAGCCTATGGGGGGAATGCCTATGGGTGGAGGAGTGCCTATGGGGCAGCAAGGTGGACTTGGGTTTAGTAATATGGATCCAATACAGGGACAAGCAGATGCACACGAGCAGGCGATGAATCAGGCAGCGATGGAAGTGGTTACAGCACTGCAGCAGGCAGATGCACAGGGAGCTACACCAGAACAGATAGAAATGATGATACGAAAGACACCACCCGAACTTCAGGGACGCGTATTGCAGATACTACAGGCTGATATGGAGCAGAACGCGTCGATGGGGCAACAACCTGGTGTGCCACCACAAGGAATGCCAACGCAAGGTGCACCAGCTCAACAGCAGCAACCAGATCCAAGGACGATGCATCTACAGGGAAACCCGATTACAGAATACGCAAGACAACTCGCTATGGAACAAGATAAGCAGCAACAGCCACTGCCTCCACAGCAGCAAATGTATTGATTAAACAATAGGCAATAAATTGCTTATGCTATAATTTTCGCAAGGCGTAAGCCTTGCAATTAAATTCGGGCAATGTCGTACGATATCCCAAAAGGAAAAAAATGAACAAAAATGACCCTCGGATCCAGGAAGAACTTGAGCTGTGCGATAAAAGAATCGCTGAACTCGAAGAGTATGTTTCTATGGCTGAAGCGCTTGAAAGGCTGCATGAAAACGAAGACTTCAAAAAGGTAATTCTCGAAGGATATTTCGAGAAGGAAGCAAAACGTCTTTTTGGTCTACTCGTAGATGCACAACCTATCAAACGTGAAAGCATGGAGAACATCATCGAGATGCTCAATTCCATTCGGCATCTCAAGCAGTTCCATCGGAACGTAATCCTGAACAACGCCATTGCGAAAGAAAATCTCGAATACGAGAAGGAATATCGCAAAAAGGTGAAAGCCGGAGAGGTTGATCTTGATGGAGAAACCGAGGCAATCGGTGGAGGTGCCTGATGGCTGATCTCGAGAATCTGAGTGACGAAGAATTTATTGCAGCGCTTGAACAAGCAAGTGAACTGCCCAAAGAGGACACTGATCCTGCAGAAGTAGAGCCTGCACCAGACCAGGAACCAGATGAGACTGAGGAGGAAATCGACGAAAATGTCGAAGAGCCTACCGATGACACTGGTTCCGAGGATGATGCAGAACTCGAAACTGGGGAGGAAAACGCTCAAGGTGAAGTAGAAGAGGCGGACGAAGCAAACGAATCAGAGGATGGCGAAGAAACTGATGATTCAGAAACTTCCGACTCCGAAGAGGGAAAAGCTTCGGAAGAAGAGCCAAACTACAAAGAAGAATACGCCAGACTCCAGCAACAAATGCAGGAGATGGCTCGGTATAAAGAATTCTACGACCAGGTGACTGGCGAATTCGTAGCGAATGGCCGCAAGATGAAGGGCTTCGATGATCCGCAAAAGATCATCCAGGCTCAACAGATGGCGGCCGGATTTGCGGAGAAGATGGCTGGCTTCAAAAAGTACAAGCCATTCGTTACCGCGTTGAAAGAGAGGGGGCTTACCGACGATCCCAACAAATTCAACTTCGCGTTGAATCTTCTGGAAGGTGATAAGGAGGCCCTGAAAGCTCATATCAAAAGTTTGGGTATCGATCCAATGGAGCTGGATCTCGAAGAGATCAACTACCAGCCCAAGAACGTTATGCCAAATGAGATTGAGCTCGCTCTCGATGAAACACTCGAAAACGCAAAAGTATCTGGAGTAGATAACCAGGTAAAACAGGTTATACAGGAATGGGACGACGACAGCGTTCTTGACTTGCTGGAAGATCCGCAAAGCAGGACAGACTTGGTAAATCACCTTTCAACAGGTATCTACGACGTTGTTCAGCAGCGGATCATGGAAAAGCGTGCGACGGATGTCAATGGCGTCTATACTGCAAAGCCAATGATCGAGCAATATCGTGAAGCGGCATTCGAGCTTGAGAATGAGTATATGCAGTGGCTTCAACAGCAACAGATGATGCAACAGCAACAAATGATGCAACAGAACCCACAGTATCAACAGCAGATGCAGATGCAACAACAGCAAATGCCTCCGCAGCAGATGCAACAGCAGCAGATGACTCCAGCTCAAGAGCAGTATATGCAGGCTATGCAAAGCCAGCAAGATCAAGAACCTCAAGCCCCTCAAGCTCCGCAGAACGAGCAACGTAAGCGTGCTGCGCGTGTAAGCAAGAAAAAACCTGCATCACGCAAGGCAAAGCCGAAGCAGTTCGATCCTGCGGAGATGAGCGATGAAGAGTTCACAGCATACTTGGATTCGCTGATTTACAAGTAATGAGGTAAAAAATCATGGCACAAAAGTTTAATCAGGGTGGATATAACCCCGCAACCTCCACTGTTGGAGTACAGTTCAATGACAAACATTGGTCACGCGCTGCAGTAATCGAAGCCAAGAAGAAGAAAGTCTTCTCTCAGCTCGGAGATCGTGAGACTCAGCCCAAGCACTATGGCGACAAGATCGTCAAGTATCACTACATTCCCATTCTCGATGACCGCAACGTCACCGACCAGGGTCTGGATGCTAACGGTGTAAAAATGGTTCCTGGGGTATGGTATGCTTATGATCAGAACGGTGCACGGATCACTGCCGGTGCAGACGCTGACGGTGGTCAGGGATATAGCACCAAGAAAAAAGCTAAAGATGCCCTGCTCGCAGCAACTGGAGACCTGAACATTGGTCAGATCAAGAGTGGTAACGCAAACCTGTATGGATCCAGTAAGGATATTCTGGTTCAAAATGGTGCGTTCCCCTCTCTGACTGAAGAAGGCGGGATGGTAAACCGGGTCGGCCTGAAGCGTCTGACTATCGAAGCGCAAGTCGAAGAGTTCGGATTCTATCTGTCTTTCACCAAGCGCTCTCTCGATATGGACACCGAGACCGGACTGCTCGCTCGCTATAGCCGTGCAATCGGTGAAGCACAGGGTGATCTCCGTGAAGCTCAAATCCGTAATTCTCTGATTGCAAAATCTGAAGACAACCGGATCTATGCTGGTGATGCTACCGCGATGAATGAGGTTGGTGCTGGCGACACTCTGACCTATGCCGACCTTCGGATGATGGATCAGGCACTGAAAGATGCACGCTGTCCCAAGCAGACCAAAATCATCGACGGTTCTACCAAGTATGGTACTACCACTGTCGGTAAGGCTCGCTATGTCTATGTCGGAAGTGAACTCGTTCCCACTCTCGAAGATATGGAGCACAATGGCAAGTCTGTATGGCAGCCTGTCGAGATGTATGCCGCTGCTGGCACTATCGCTCAGGACGAAATCGGACGCGTCGGTGCATTCCGCTTCATCGAAGTAGAGGAAGGATTCCCCATCTATGAAGGACAGGGTGCTGATGCGACTGACTCTGTAGACGACACTGATGCGGATAATCGCTATCAGACTGATGGTTTCTACGATGTCTTCCCTGTCCTGTTCGTTGGAGATCGCTCCTTCGCAACTGTAGGATTCGAGGGTGATGTCGCACGTGTAACCACTATCATGCCCAAGCCTGATGCCTACAATGACGTCTACGGCAAGAAGGGTGCTGTATCTATCAGCTGGTACTACGGAATCATGTTCCTTCGGCCAGAGTGGATTCGCCAGATCGTCTGTAGTGCGAAGATCGCCTAATCCAGGCCAACTGGTTCTGTGAGTAATCATGGAACCAGCACTGTTTTGTGTGTTTTTTGAGGTTTCCCGAAAGGGTTTTACAGTGCAATGAACCAGCTGGTGTAAAGTTCTCCGCCACTGGTTCCGTGTATGCATAGAGATAAAGGAAAATCATGAACTACAATTTCGAAGATATGAAAAACAAAGAGCTTGTTGAGTTCTGTCAGGAAAACAACATCGACTACAAGAAAAATGCAAAGAATGTCAGTAAGCCGACAAAGGCAGAATTGATCAAGTCCATTCGTGAGTGGGAAGACAGTCAAGGAACTGCCACTGAAGAATTCTTCGAGGAACTTGCAGAGGGCCAGGAAATTGATCCTGAAATCGATAAGGATATCGAATATAATGATATCCCGGAACCAGTAGCTCCTGTAGTGAAAAAAGAGACTCGCCACGAAAAGCGTCGAAGACAGATCAAAGAACTGTTCAAGCTTGTTCGTGTCATTGTTACTTCCAATCGTGATAATCAACGTGTAGTTGATAATCCAGGAATCGCCCAGGTAGAACGTA